TAATCATGATTACTGTCCAACAGTTTGTCAGACAAAGCTACCGCCTGATTAATGCTTCTAATCCAACTGTACCTCTACACGGCGATGATGAACAGCTTTCCATCACGATTTTAAATCAACTATTAAATTCTTATGCTTCAACAGGCTTAATGCTCACAATCGCACAAACGTTTACCTTTGATTTGGCGATAGGGCAAAGCATTGTAGTCTGCGGACCGCCAACACATATTCCCACGCCTGATGTGCCACTAGGAAGATTGGCAAACTATGATAGCGCCTGGTTAACATTGGATGGCGTTCAATATCCATTGATAGAGCAAAATAGGGATGCTTTCTTAGCTGCATGGCTATATTCGCCACTACAAGGGTTACCAAGGTTTTGTATCGTTTATCCGCAAGCAGATGTGGTCAACATTCAAGTATATCCAGCACCTAGCCAAGTTTTCACATTTAATATTCGAGGTAAGTTCCAACTGGGTAATTTAGGACCAAATGATTCGCTCAGTGCATTGCCTGATTATTATATACGTTATTTATTGCTAGCCGTTGCAAGAGATACGGCTATTTATAAAGGAAGAGCGTCAGCTTGGACAGATATGTTAGAAGCGCGATACAAAGAAGCTAAGGACGTTATGGAAGCTTCATCTGAAGTTAATGTCAGTATCGTTGGAGAAAGAGAAAGCCTCTTAAACGGAAGCTGGCGCGTAATCGCAGGGATATAAATGACAGTAGAACAGTTACCTATATTTACCTACTACAACAGGCAACGCTTTACCCAGATGGGAAGCATGGATTGCGCTGGATGGTATGGTGTTGCTGTTCCTGATGTTAAGAATGGCCAAGCATTATATCCAACGATGGGAAGGCAGCACATAGATTGGTTTGGTCAAAACAAATTAGTCTTTGATGCAGAGCCAAAACAAATATTCAAAACCATTAATTTTCTTTATGTAATTTTAGGAACGGATGTTGTAAAAGTTGATTCTGATTACAATCAAGTAGTAATCGGCCAAGTGCCATTGGGCTCAACTGTTTGGTTTGCTTTCATGCCTTTTCAAACGCAAGTGTATGCGATTCTAACCGCTGGCACTAAGATGTATATGATTATTGAAACTGGCACCGCTGTAACTTATACGCAAATTACCGACCCTAATGCACCTCCAAATCCTACCTATGTAGCTGCTTTTGGCAATAGATTTGTTGTAAGCAATGCTAATACTCCCAATTTTTATCTATCTGCTATTGGTGCTTTCACTGGGGCATCGAGCTATTTTACGATTTCAGGCTCTGCATTATTCGCAACAGCAACAGGCGTGATAGGGCAATTCGCCGTATTGCATAATCAGCTTTATATATTTTGTACCTACACAACCGATGTATGGGCTAATATACCAAGTCAGTTAGGGAATGGGATAAGTTTTCCGTGGAAGCAGAATACCTCTTATAACTTTGACTTCGGCATTGCAGACCCATTTAGCCTTGATACAGATTTCGGAATGATGGTATGGCTAGCACAAAACCAGAACGGCCTTGTAAGCTTTGTCATGAGCACAGGCGGGAAGCCTGAGGATATTTCATCTCAGGCTATCAATGTTCTTATAGAAGGGTCTCTTAATATCGAAGGGGAGAGCCCATTTATCACTGGAGATGCTAATGGCTTCCTATATCAATATGAAAACACCGTCTTTTATCATGTTTCAGCAGGCCAATACCAAGGAAGCCAGCAATTAGATGTTGATACAGCCGCATATGCATTAGAGTTTAATTTTGCCACGCAAAGATGGGGAAGATTAATCGAGCTTGATGGTGATAGAAATAGAATTCAAAAGCATGTTTATTTTGATAATACCCATTTAGTTACCGTGCAAGATGACTCTGCAATATATCAGATGGCTGGAAATATTTATCATAACGAAACGAGAACGCCCAATACTGCTTCCCAAGCCCAGCGCCTGGAACGAATGCTGCGCCTGCCAATTCCGGGGCCATTTGGATTAGCATATCTGCCCAATTCTTTTCTTCAGGAAGACCGAGGGCTGCATCTATATCTAAATCTTTTCCGACGCTTAAAATATCAGCGGATGTTTTGTCTT